ACTGATACTCTGGTTTGGTGACGAAGCCTTACCTGTTATTGGCGTAGCCGCAATAATTGCTTTGTACTTTATGGCGCAGGAGCAGCCGGTTGAGTTGCCTGCTGTCCAACCATCGCTCCACCTCCAGCACCAAGCGCCGCGCCTGACTGTCTAGACACTTGCATTGGCGAAACCATTTCCTTCGACACCAAGTCTTTGAAGTTCGCCATTTTACCTGATGCTTTTTGCGTCATGTAAGTTTGTAGTGCTTGTTTTGCCTTGGCATAGGTGATGACACCAAGCGCACCAGCGGCGGCAGTGCCAATTACAGGACCAACAACTGGGATGACAGCCAGTGATGCCAAAGCCCCGGCACCGGTAGCCACTACATACAGAAGGTCACCTTTCTGCCTTCCCGTGGAAGAATGCGCGTCCACCAGCGAGTTCACCCAACGTTTTGCAACGTTATCCTTACCAGCTACACGGTCGAATGCGACCTTGGCTTCGTTTCCAGCAGCACCACCCTTGGCAATCGTCGCAACGATATCTTTGCCACCAGCCAGCATGGCGTTGCGGTAGCGTTCGCTCGCGGCTCTTAGATGGTCAATCAACGGCTGCGCCTGATCCGGCGGTAGCATGCGATTTATCAATGTTTCTTGCTGACCACGAATAATATCAGCGGCTTCGCGCATGGCTTTTTGTTTGCCAACATCACCGGCTGCTATGGCAGTTGCCTCATGTTCCAACAGCAACGTGCGGGCATCAGCCATGTTTCCAAACCGCTCGCCCATGTTGTTAGCGGTCGTCTGCACTTTCATTTCGGCCTGAAGTATTTCAGGACGATACTGATGCCCAAGCGTACCGCTTGGATTTTGCGGCGTCTGAAGGGCTTCCAGCACGCCACCTTTTGACGGCGTAAGCGTAGGACTAGGGACCGGGTTTCTTGGCCCGACGCCAATATTGGCACCGGTAGCGCCAACCAAGTTTTTGATATCTTCAAGTTCTTGACCGGCTTGCATTCGCGCCTTTTGACCGGGGCGTGTCGCGAACGCTTCGCCTGTAGTCGTTGGTTTCTTTATCGACGTGTTGTACGCATGGGCTGCGTGTTCAGCATCAATACCCCTGTTTTCCAGTTCTTTTTCAGCAGCAGTGTATGCCTTGTTTTCAACTGTGCTGCCATCAGCCAGCATGTTCTTCGGTTTTTGTTCAGCAATGACCTTGCCTGCGTCACGTACTGCCTGTTGGTCACTCTTGGTAAACGCATTGTAGATTTTGCTGAACGTTGGACCAAGCGCACCTGAGAATGCAGCACCAACGGCTTCGCCACCCATAGCACCAAGCATGGCACCACCGGTATTCGCGGCTATCTCTTGAACACTGCCACCTTTAAGCGCTGTGTCCCCGCCGTACACCAAACCGCTTCCAACGACACGGGCACCTATTCCAGCCGGTCCCGCACCGGGGAGGGCAGCAACGCCGCCTTTGGCAGCGCCTGTAGCAACTGGCATGACAAAACCCGCAGGATTTTGTGCTTCAGGCGGGCCGGTGACGTAATGTTCAATGGCACCACCAATCCCACCGCCAAGAGCGCCGCCCATAGCAGCACCGCCCGGTATGGGGGAAACAGCACCACCTACCGCGCCAAGCGTACCCAATACTGCCGGTGCCGCCTGCGCAGCACTTACTTTTGCTTCTCTGACGTTCTTCGCCCGCTGCGTGTCGGTAAGCCCGAAGCCCGCTGCTCTATTTGCTGCGTGTTCTTTGTCTGTCTGCGCGTTGGGATATGGCATCGCACCAGTACCGCGCGTTTCAGCACCACCGGCTCTATAAAACTCCGCATATTTAGCCTTGCTTTCGGCAACCGTCATCTGCTTGCCGTCTTTATCCCAGAAGAACTGTGGATTGGCTGCGGCACTTTTGCGGTTAACATGGTTCAATGCGATATCGCTATCTGGAGCATTCAAGAGTGTTTTTGCGCCGCCAGCCCCCGCCCCTAAATTATGCGCGATTGCCAGCGTCAGATTGTTGACCGGAATGTTTGCGCTTTTCAGTGCGTTTGCATTTTCTTTTACATAGTTATCGCGTGCCTGATCCTGCTGTTCTCTAGTGGCTTTGTACGCTTCGTCTGGCGCACCGGGCGGCTTAACTCTGTTCCAAGTTTCTCTTATAATTTGATGATAGCCGCTGGCACCGCTGGCGTTTGGCGGCAAGTTGCGTCCGCCACTTTCGCCTTTCATAAGGCCAGCGTTAAACGTGGCAGGATCGTAGCCACCTTGCGCCGTAGGCGGTGCAGTACGAACGGCACCGCCACCGCCACCCGGCGCTGAAGGCTGTGCAACGGGTGGCGGCGCGGCACCGACACCAACCCCCCACGAAGCAGGGAGTTGAGCCTGTGCCTGTTGAACAGGTGCAGCAGGGGCAGGCTGCGGTGCCATGGATTGGATCAGCGATGCAGCAGGCGTAGCGGCAAGCGGCCTAAGCGCAGGACCGCCGGTTGGACCGGGAATGACGCGGACAGGCGGTGCCGCCGCAGGCGGCGCACCGGGCGCGAACGGAACAGCCGCAGCGCCACCAGTAAATGGATTTGGAGCAGCAGGCGGGGTAACGTTGTTGTTGATCGCATTTATGCTTTCCGCATACGATCCCGGCGGAATAACATCCTTGCCCTTGGTGCCTTCCGGCAAATAAACGCGGCTGGTGCCTCTGATGACTGCCGGATATTTGTCCTTGTCCAGTCGCGCCTGTTGTGTTGCTTCGTTGAGAAGCGGCTGCAACAGTTCCTGCGCTTCTTTGTCCAGACCTATTCTGCCTAAACTGCCGCCGTTTTGACCAAGAAACCCGATTGGTCCTTCCAGCCTAGTCAATTGTTCTCTGGTCAAGTCCAGTTCAAATTTAGCAGCATCCCGAAAGCCTTTGATGGCTTGCGGGGTCAATCGCGGTTCAGGCGTCGGCATTTCACCTTTTTGACCGCTTTGCAGCCATGCCTTGAGCGCCGATGCGTTGGTGTAGAGTTGGTTCAGGGCGTTATCGACAGTGCCGAATTTCAGTTCAAGCTGTCTGGTAAAACCAATCGTACCCGCACCTTGCGCAGCTTCAGCGACGTTACGAAATACGCCGCCTAGCTTGTCGTAGACCATCGCAACGCCGGGACCACCTTCCCAATTCGCATCGTGCATCACGGTCTTGTAGAAATCATTTGCACTTTTATACTTGTTGATTGCGCCTTTATATTCAGGCTGCGCCAACATTTCCGTCACTTCTTTGTATTTCTGCGAGTTCATATCATGAACTTTGCCGGGCTTTCCGTTCTGGTCACCCCAAGCACCAATATCTTTCGATCCCGGCTGCGCCATCGCGCCTATCTGGTTGCCCATATCCGGCAGTTTTACAGCCTTGGTATTTGGCATCACGTCGCCGCTGCCAAGCTGAAATTGCTCAATAATGGGCTTGGCGACTTTTTCGTCCGTGATGACTTGCGGCACACCTCTGTTTTCTTGTGACTGAATGTGCGTGCTCACCAATTCCGCTGCATCGTTTTTCTGACTTTGGATCAAAGTCCGCCGCGCCTTGTATTCTTCAAGGCTTTTTGGAATGTTATCTTCAGTCAAACCAAAACTTCTGGCGTTTTTGTTGCTCGCGGCTTCCTTCATCGCTTTCGCGCGTTGAACATCGTAGTCGTTTGAACTTTTTGCAGCATCAAGATAGCCAAACGCCTTTTCAGCACTGACAACATCCTTGCCAAGCTTGTTGAAGCCTTCTGCGTTGTAGATGCTGGCCTGTTGAGCGTGACCGGTCGCCAGCAGCCCGCGATACGCGCCGATGTTGCCCAAATTTTTCCATTCGTCCAACTGCGCGGCGGCAATCGCGGTGGCGTCTGCCGTCGCGGGCATCGCTTGAAACAGACCGGAATTTTTGGCTAGTTGCTGGTTGGTGCTCTGCGTCTGTATCTGTTTGTCGATTTCGGCAATTTCGCCTTCCATGCGCTTGAAATCTTCGCGGCTCTTTTCCGCGCCTTCATCATCCATAAGCTGACGAAACCAGCCAGTGCCTTGCGCACGCGCCCGCTCCGCGTCTTTTACCAACTGGTTTCTTTTATTTTGTAGCGCGGCATTCGGATCGTACTGCCCGGCGGCTTCAAAAGGATTGATGACAGCCGCCGCCGGTACGTTCTGGCCGGGAGTTGGTGTCGGCTGGCGCAGCGGCGGTGCCACCCCTGACGGTGCTGCCTGCGCTACCTGTACCGGCTGCGAAACCGCGACCGGGTTTGGCGGTGCCAGATTGGGCTGCTGACCGGGTTGTGGCGCGAGCGACGGCAACACCGAACCGGGTGGGGTGTACGATACTGAAGTTGGCGTCAGAAGCGGGGAGGTTGTTTCGGGATAAACCTGTCGCGACAGGTTTATAATGCCGCGCACGTCTTGGGTGGGATCAATGCTGAATGTAGGGTTCAGGCTGTCATCAAACGTGTCATCATTGTCCGTGAACATGGTACCACCCCTTGGTTGGCACCAAGAGGTATCATTTTGTTCCCGGTTCGTCTACCGGGTATACAGACCCGTCATTGTAGCGCCATTCGCCTTGCAGACCGAAGTCATCAATGACTTTTGTCCACAACGTTTTGGCTTTTGTGTTGAGCATCCGCTGTTCTTCGTGGATAGCGGCGCAAAAATTGTTGTACTTGGCTTGAATAGCCATGCTGTCGGCATTCAAGTCCTCAAATTTCTCGCGTAGTTCTTTCTTCAGCGCAATACCGGTCATCAATCTGCGTCATCCACTTGTTGGGGCATGGGATCGTCGGCAACTCCATCGAAATTTTCATCCGACAGACCGGCGAACATGATCGCTTCGCTGTTTCTACGCCGTGTCAAACCTTTGAGTTCTTTTCCTCCTGCTTTATTCCATTTTTTGAACTCGCGGGCTGCGTCGGCAAAGTCTCCGTGGTTGACGTGCTTGAGCAAGGTTGACTTGTTGAGCGCCCCTGAGCCGCAGTTATACGTGAAGCTAACCAAGGCGTCGAACTGATAATCCGTGAGAGGGACTTTGACAGCTTTTCGAACGTCTCGCTCGAAACCTTCCATATCTTCCAGAAAAACTTGATCGCATTCCTCACCTGTCCATCTAGTAGCTGCATCGAATTTCCGCCCGTGATGGTTGGTATGACCCCACCCGATTGTGAGCACGTTTGCTGGACACTTGTACGCTTTGAATTTTCCATCGTGCGGATGCAGGCAACTTTCAAAATGTTGAATTAACCTCGCGCCGCGTTCCGTCAGCTTGCGATTTTCGTTCATGGCCTACTCCCACCGCTTCAACGCATCCATAAACGTCAGCGCAGGCACTTCCTGATTGCCGTACTGACCTTGTGTCGCGTGAGCACCAAGTCGAATAGCGCACCAGTAGACCAGCTTGCGCGGTATGCGCCATGCGATGAACATAAGAATTTTTTCGTTCATTTTGTCGCCTTGTCTACCAGCCGGTCCAGCCGGTCAGCGTTACTCTTGCCAAGCGTTTCCAAAACGATCAGGCGTTGCTCCAGTTGGGCAATTCTGGCGACCGTGTACTGTGCTCCCCTTGTCTCCATGGTCATTACACGGGTCTCCAGCGTCACCATGTAACTGAGCGCCCACGCCCCGCCGCTTATCAGCGCAAAAGCCTGCACCAGCAGGAAAGACACCAGCGTTGAGTTCTCTTTTGCCCATGTCTTTAGCTGCGTCATGGACGGTGAGGCTATACCTTACCCTCAACCCTTTCAACCTCCCTGTACATGGTACCAACCAAAGACTGGAAGTCTTTTTCGCTCATTTCCAGATGCCGGGCGGCCTTGACCAGTTCGTAGACCAGCCCGGTCATGATGATTTGCATAATTATTTCATCGTCCAGCCCGATGCGTTCAGCGGTGTCGCCAACATCGTTGATCTGCTTATGCAGATTGGTAATAAAATGCGTAATCAGATCACTGGCTGTTTGCTGTAGTTGTTCAAGTTTCATGGCTGCATTTCTCTGCCGTATCTATCGACCGAAATATCGCCTTCGCTTCGCAGGCTGCACGTTCGAAAAAACTTGGGGTATTCCGGGTGGCGCAGCAGCCACAGCCGCGCGTACCATGCGCAGTGATTGTTTGGCATCTTGAAGTTCTTGTCGCCGGTACCGATGCGAACTTTCCAGCGGATCAATTCCCAGATGCCTTGGATACCCCATTCATCTTCGCCGCTGTCAATTGCTTCTCTCGCAAACGAACAGACCAACTCATAAACGTGCGGGTTCTTCTCATGGTACACCCGCCACTCGTTATACAGACTAATTGCCCGCCCGGAACGCGGCGCGGACGGGTACAGATCGTCAAACCACGGATGTTCGATCATTCTTCATCCCTCTTGATTAAGATCGGGGTACCACGCACAAACTCTTTGACCTTTTCCCACTCATGGGTGCAGTACAAAATGTAAAGAGGACCGGCCATAATGTACCAGCCCCCGCGCTTTGCCTTGTGGATTGTCAGCCCGCGTCGGCGGGCCATGTCACGTATCGTTGCTGGTCTGAATTTTTTCATACGATAACGTTATCACTAACCGAACAGGGTTACAATCAGTATTATTACCAAGACGACCGTGATTGTCATTGCTGTGACGTATATGAAGTCACTGTTTTTCATTACGACCAACTAAAACTCCATCCTTGAACCCGCGCTCATAGACGGCAACGCCTTCTGCACCATCAGGTGCTTGGGCGGCACGCAATTCATCAACCAGCCTATTTCGTGCCGCATCCGTGGCTTGGATAAAACGGCCAATGATAGCGTCCAGTTTATCAACATCGCTCATTTCCGCTTCCTTTCCCGCAGCATCTTACTCCTGAGACAACCGCAGGAACTGGTATTGCCGTGCTTGAAGTTTGCCACCATCAGCACCTTTTCCTTGCCGCAGTCGCACAGGCACAGCCACATCAGACTGCCGTCATTGGCCTTGCGTTCGACAATGGCGATTGCAGTCAGCATGCCGAAGCGCTGACCGGACAAATCCCTACGTTTCCTCATACCGCCTTACATCCTGTTCGATCATGTCAAGGTCAGCTTCCGGGTCATCCAGCCGCATCAGCGTTTCCGTCAGCGGATGCATCGACGCGCTTAAAGTCGATGACCGAATGAGATTAAGCAATCGCTTTCGCAAATTCGCCCGCCGAATGGCTTCACCCCCGGCATCTGCGGCGTCACCGCTTGGCAGACGCTCACCGATATTGTGAGGCGCGTGAAAAGCCGGGGGTGAATGGGCAACATCAAGCGACGTACACAGCTTGCGGTCGCGGTGACCGTTGAATGTGTCGATGAATTTCTGAACGTCAATGACGGTGATGCCCCCTGACAAGGATTGATCTTTAATCGCCGCTGCGATGGCATCAAAAATCGCCTGATCTGCATTGACGGTCATTTCAAATTTCTCCAGTGCGTGGCCTTGAAATAGAACAGACCGGGAGTGCCTTCATCAGTGTAGATGCCGCGTTCTTCCCTTTTAAAAAGCCCCATCCCGTCCGTGACCGGCTTCCACGGTCGCTTCCTGAACTCTCGCACCATTTCTTCGTATTCTTCGTCGGAGATAAGATGCAGTGGAGGTGGCTTGCTCATTTTATTCCTTTGTATGGCGGCGGTCCTTAGCCTTTGCGTGATCGTCTAAGGCGCGTTTGACCTTGTGCCAAGGAATGACGATGGTGTCGATCTGGCCGCGAGCGCGGTGACACAATATCAATCCTTCCTTCTGAACGTAGTACCAAACATCTTTAGTAACATCGTGCGACTGGCAGGGATGGCCGGTGAAGTCGAACTTGCGCTTGCTCATTTCACTGCCTTGATGGTTATTTCGACCTTCTGGCCTTCTTCAAGTTCGTCGGGCCGGTCCTTGCCGACGAACAGCGCCTCATACGATCCGTGAAACTGCACGAACCAGCCCACGTCCTCATATTCCCAATTGATGATTGGGTGCGCGGGATCACGGCGATCAGCCGTCACCTTCGCCACGCGCTTCTTGAACATCAGTTCCTTGACGGTGGTGCGTATCTTGTAGACCGTTGTCATATCCGCTCCAGATAATCTTCAACCAGTTGCTCCGATGAAGGAAGGGGTACCGTGCATCCCAAATCCTTGAGACAGATCAACATCCATTCGGCTTCCATTTGCAGACCGTCTTTGTTGTAGCCGCTTTCCTCATTGTAGTGATCGGCCAAATCCATATTAAAAAATAGATCGCTGACAAACATGTTGACGCGCATCTTCAGTATCCTTTCCATAGCTTCTAACTGCTTCAATCTATGTTCAATCCCGGCGACAATCCGCATGTGTGGGGTTCCTATCCTGAAAATATATTGTAGACATGTATACCGAAAAAGGTCAATGGGTGTGTATCGCGAGGATGCCCGCCGGGGCAGGCGACTTAACCGGTACCTGAATAGGACGCGACCACCCTCTAATAGCGTTTCGGTACCTGCTGGCATGCCAGCCTGCTGGTATACAGTATACCATGGGGCTGGTATACAGTATACCATGGGTCAGACGTGACGCGGCAACCCGCCATGATAGAGAATGAACAGGCAGAACAGGATGAACAGCGCAACGCCGCACAGGATGATAACCTGTGCGACCATTGACGCGGCCCGGTCACCGAATGCTAGCGCCACAAGCGCTAGCAACCCTGCAAGCCATGCTAGTTGATGCAAGCTAGTGGACCTTGCGAGCCGTGACTTTGAGCGTCGTAACAATAGACCGGCTCAAATAGGGTGCGATGATATCCTCACCCAAATCGGCGCGTAGCGCTTTGGTGTTGACCGTTTCGCGTTCGCTCAACGATATGACAGCGGTGTGGCTTGTGCCGTCAATGCGTTCGAAGCCGGTTGCCTTGAGCGCGTCCTTAATCGCGTCCTCGCGTGCTTGCAATGGTGCTATCATTGCTTTGAGTTCTGCTAGTTCATCGACCATGCCAAGTAGGTCAATGGCCGCGATGCGTTCATGTTTCATGCTGATGCGTCCTTTCCATGTGGGATCATCCCACAACTAACGTATACAAACGAGGTGCGGCCATGTCAAACGAATTAACGCCATATGCCACAGCCAAAGCGGAATTAGAAGAAATACTTGACGCGGGGGCGCGTTCGCTACGCGGACCGGGTTTAGACCTATTACCTATCAAGCGCTCAATGCTGCGGACTGATGATAGAACAGCGGGATTAGTGCTAGACGCATGCAATCTGCTATTCGCCGCGATACTGGCTTATGAGGGTGCGTTGTGGGATGTTAAAGCCGCACCTGATGCAGTGTCGCTCGTGTCGGCGCGACTTGAATGTGGTCGCGCTGAAGGCGTAGTCAACGCCTTATTCTTTGGCTCAACAAAACCCCTCCTATTACTAGCAATGGATCATGCGCCAATTGCGTTCTATGCCATGGCAGAAGCTAGTCCCGATTTGCGCATCATAGCGCGTTGCGGACCGTGACCGGCTTTTTAGCCTGTATATGAACCCCACAGGTTTTATGCGTTTATCTTGTGATTTGTGGGGTTGTAGTGTTCAGACAGTTTACCGAATATTTTCAACGGTCACATTTCCCTACAATTTTGACCACAAGGGCAAAAATCCGTGGGCTTGAACGTTTCTGTGGTATCGGCTAAAAACGCACAGAATATAATCCTAGCACCCCACAGGGTTGCACATACACTAAGATAAACGGCACAAAATTTGTGGGGTTATTCCAATTTATGTAATAAAATCAAGGGTTGTAATTTCCCACTCCCACAACGCCCCCACATACAAACCCACAGCAAAATTCCGATTTGTGGGGAATGCAACCGGTCCGCGCAGTTCTAGTGTATACACTTGAGAACAAAACATGAAAACGTCACTGATGCGTTATTTCCCCACAGGTGGCACCTAGTAGCTTCGAAGTGTATACGCTATGGGTGACCGTCTAATCGCGTTTTATGCATGGTACCATGTAACAATCTGTTACTTGACCGATTTGTGGGGTTTGACGCATTAGTGATAGCGTTATCTCAAACAAAAGGATGCAAAATGCTTACTATTGGACAACTGCGAAACATTCTTGCGCAAATCGGAACCGGTCACGATGCAAAGCCGGTTGCGATCATGATCCCCAAAGGCGTCGTACACTTGGACGCTTGCGATGTGGCGGTGCAAGGTGACCGGGTGCTATTCGTCGGCGTTAAGCCGGAACCCACAAAAACGTTCACCCATCATGCGGACAGCGGCCATGGCTGGCTCGCGGTTAAGGATATGGATTTAGTGGATGTGGGTTTAACGCCGCGTTCATTCTCAAAATATTCCTATGCCAAGGGTGGCACCTATTACCTTGAGGAGGATTGTGACGCGGGCAAATTTTTGAACGCATATCGCGCAAAGCATGGCACCATGCCAAGCATTGTTGAAACGTATACCAATGGCAATTGTGCAATCCGCAACTATGCCCGGTTAGCATGATGTGGGCTGTTGAATTAAAGCCGGGCCTGTGGGCGGTGCGCCCACAGGGTCAACTAGGCACCTGTGGGTGGTACCCGAAACCTTGGACCGTGCAATATGTCAAAGCGCGGTCCGCATCAGAGGCAATAGCAAAATGTTTGTAGTTATTTACGAACCGTCAACGGATATCGTCCTGCTATCGCGGCGCATAGGACCGAATGAAAAGCTTGATACTGACAAGCTTGCGGACCGATACGCCGCGTCAATTGACCGTGAAATAGACCGGTCCGATCCGGGTTTCATCCATAATTGTTTTGGTGATATCCGCGTTGAGTTCAGACCACGCCGCGACAATGGAACGGTCATATGGTCCGGTCAAAGCTACTATTTCAAAACAGAGTGTTGACAAGCGTTCCGGGTTTGCGATAGGTTAGCGCTATCGCAAACCCGCGATATATGAGGACGCATCAAAATGGCCTACATCGTGACTGTCACCCACAACGGCAATATGGTTCCGCTGCGCGGAACGGTTTGGGCTTATTCAATGGACCGTGCGCAAGTTTTCGCTACTCGCGAGGACGCGCAAGCCGCGTTGGAACGCGCAAAAAAGTTTATGAAAGCCGCCATTTATAAAAAGGCGGTTATCAGCGAAACAATCCCCGCTTAACCCCTCTTACATGGGACCGGCTTTAAGCCGGTCCCGGAAAGGTTTAGACCATGCCAGATAAAATCACATATGACCGCAACGGGCACGCTATCGGGTTTGCCGGTCCGAATGCTGTTGATCTATTCCAAGCCGCTGCATTGCGGTCCGGGTTAGGTTTAATGGCCGTAGGTATCAAGCCGCATCGTTCATGGACTAGCTTGAAAGTCGCGCTTGCTAAAGCCGGTCAATATACCGGTCAGACCTACGCGGGCAAAAAAGACATTGAACGCGCTAGGTCAGACCTTGCGATTTACTGCGAAACCATGAAAACGATTATACCTCATGAGGTGCTGAAATGAGGTTTAGGTCAGACAAATGTAAGCCGCAAGCGGACGGTTCAACAGCATGGTTTGCCGAATGGATGGGCGGACCTACGCTTTCCAAGGTGCGCAACTGCCGGTTAAATCTAGCGGGTGACATGCGGCGCACGGTCACCATAACCGGTCATGCGGACACGTTCTTTAGCATGCCCGCCGAATGTTCAATCGGCGGACGGGTTGTCAAGGGTTACATCACAACAGACGAAGAAGGATACATTTTCCGCCATGTCTATTATTGAAACGTTTCAAGTCGAAGTTGAGTACACCGACACATTCGGAGGTGAGGCAAACTATTGTTGGGTGAAGCGCGAAACGCTAACCCTGCCTGTGGGGATATCAGACCGCGAGTTGACGCGCCGCGCTAAAGCCGCTGTGGGTTTGACAGGTGTTAGAGGCAGAACGGATCATATGGGTGACCTTGTGAAGTTTGTCCCGTATCGGTCCGCAACGGTTATGTTTGTTCAAACTATCTATTGACAGACCTTTCCCGATAGCGCTATCATAGCGCTATCGGGTTTCGTTCCATACCGCAGGAACCGGGGTCCAACCATGCGCTTAAAAAAGGCGGAAAAATAATTCAAAATTTTTGTTGACTTTGAGATAGCGCTATCTCAAAGTGACGCTATCGCAATTCCGCGATAGAGGACGCATCAAAAATGAATGGCCGCGATGTATCTACCATGCGCAAGCATGTCACACTTGAGCACCGCCACTTTTGCTTTATTGCCGCTGCGCTGGCGGAAAGCAAACCCGCACCCCATTGGGATGCGAACAAAATGGCGCAATGGCAATCCGTGGTGAATAGCTTCACCGCAGCATGCAAGCGCAGCAACAGCAAGTTTAGCGCGGACCGGTTTTTAGAAGCTTGCAACTATGACAAATGACATTGTTGCGGACTGGCTCGCGTTCACCACGCTAGCATTGTTTATCTCAACAATGTTATTTGGAATATCCTGCATTATCTAGTTGACACGGTTTGCGATAGCGTATTAGTTTACGCTATCGCAAACTTGTTTATGGGGATATCAAATGAATGACAGTTTAGACGATCTTTTCAACGGCGATATGGGATCGGTCCGCGTTGAGCCGGTCCGCGCTAATGCCGTTGAATACAAACCCGCCGAAACCCGGTTCATTGAGGGTTGCCCGAAATGCCGTGGTACTGGACGCTATGGCTCGTTTGGTATTTGCTTCACTTGCAATGGCAAGGGCAAAAAAGTGTTTAAGACTGCACCCGCAACCCGCGAGCAAAACAGGTTCAAAGCTATGGAACGCAAAGAACGCATTGCACAGGATAGCGTTGACGCTTTCAATGCTGCACACCCGGCAGAATATGCTTGGTTAGTTGACACTGCGGCGCGTTGGGATGTGGCCGCGTCATTGCTCGCGGGTTTGCAGCGATATGGCACCCTCACAGAAAAGCAATTGGCGCTAGTACAGAACGGCATTGCACGGGATGCAAGCCGCGCTTTGCAACGCGCAGAACGCGCAGCGGGTGCCCCTGTGGCGTCCTCTGAAGGCGTTGACCGGCTGAAGGCGGCTTTTGATACCGCCATTGCTTACAGCGCTGAAAAGGGTTTGAAGCTTTCCCCTCGCATCACAATTGACGGTTTGACAATTTCACCCGCCAAAGCCGCGAGCGCTAATCCGGGTGCGTTGTATGTCAAAGCCGGTCAGACCTATCTAGGCAAGGTGACCGGCGGGCGGTTCTTTGCAAGCCGCGAATGCAATCCGGCGGATCAATCCAAGGTGCTCGCGTTCATTGACAACCCGGCGGAAGCCGCAAAGGTTTACGGTCAGACAACGGGCACTTGTTGCGTATGCAACGCCACCCTGCGGTCAGACTGGAAACTGCGCGGTATCGGTCCGATATGCGCCGAAAAATTTGGGTGGTAAGCTTTGATCTAAATCAAACCCGGCGGGCACCCCGCCGGGTTTTAACCTGTTAGGAGGACTAGCAACCATGAAACCTTATCAAGTATGGTGGAAACGTTTCGGCGGGTGGCGCATGGTGTTTGATACGCATACGCCTAGCGAAGCGCACGAATACGCGCGTGACCGTGTTGCGCATGGTGGCATCACAGAACGCATTGAGGTACGCGATTTGACAGGTGTTCTGTCAACGGTTTTTGACGCATCATGGGTGCGGCCATGATATCGGAAAGCGTTATCATTTACGAAACCCTGACCCATTGGGTTGCTCGCGTCCCCAAGGGCGTCGCGGTCTATAAAATTGGGGTCACCCATAGCACCCGCTGCGCGTTCTATGGTGACGGGATTGCAAACCAAATCGAACGCGCTAAAAAGGACGCCGATAGGCGGACCGCTGATGCGTTGGAATTGATAACCGCTGATATACTGGCTCGCAATAAACGACGCATCAGCGGTGCTCTAAATTGATCCCGAATTATTTTGATCTTTTTTCAAAATAAGTGTTGACGGCATTTTGCGATAGCGCTATTGTAAATCATCGAAACGGACACGGGAGGACGCGGACAACGGGATGACAGGGCAGAACGGACCGGGTTTCGGGAACGCCACCCGGTCGAATGCAGCCAACGGAAGGACACACCATGCGATGACAGGCAACGGCTCGCGTTGGGATGACGCGAGCCAGCCGCCCGGACCGCCGGGCACGCGCGGGGGCGTGGTGTGGCGCGGGCACGCGCGGGAGGGAAAAAAGCATGCTTTTTTATAAGCGCAGAAGAAAGCATGCTTTTTTATCTCATGCAAAAAAGCATGCTTTTTTATCTGGAGGACGTGTCATGCAACACTGCGAATGTGGATCAGGTTTGGAACGCGAGCCGCAGTACGATGGCTACGGCATTTTCCTGTGCTACACCTGTCCGCGCTGCTACGAAAAAAGCATGCTTAAATACCGGTCAGACATACACACCCGGTATGAAGCTGACGAGCCGATAGACGAAGAATAAAAAAGCATGCTTTTTTATTTTGTGCGTGACACCAATACGCATAGTGCTAGTGTCCGGTAGCCGACAAAAAAGCATGCTTTTTTGCGTCCACGAAAGCATCACAGTGACAAAATCAGAACTAGTGAAGGTGGCTCGCGAGCTACACTTGACGCATGGACTAATGCCTGTCCCGGTAGCTGGAAAGATACCGTTAGGGGGCACGGGATGGAATTTGCTGCCTCTTGAAACCCGGTTGCAGATACTCAACAGCGAAAGCTGCACCGGGATCGGCATCCAGATGGGGTTGATCTTTCACCCTGTATTGGGACCGGTCGATGCCCGCACACTCGATTGCGATATCGACAGTTACGAACAGCGAAACATTTTTGCTGGTACCCTGCACAATCAGCTACCCGCCGTCAATCAATGGCGTTGGGGGCGTAGGCCAGCGACAATCATCTTCACGCAGCCAAACGCTATCAAGCAAGAAAAGTTTGGACCTATCCAGCTATTGGGCGCAGGCAAGCAAATCGTCTATTGGGGTGAGTACCAGAACAAATCCCCGCTATCCACAGACCCCAAAGAATATTGGCACCAAGGGCCAAGCATCTTCGACGTGCAGCCGCCGTTCATCATGGCTGATGCGTTGCGGCACGGCATCGAAACCTCGCTCGCCAGCGCTGGCTTCCCTCAACACGAAAAAAGCATGCTTATTGATGCAACGCCGTTGAGCGATGCAGACATAGCGATGTTGGGACAGGACAGCCTCGCGACGTTCCAGCGAGAATTAAAAAGCATGCTTTTTGATGTGCAGAACGCGCCGACAGGATCAGGACGCGGCACCAAATTGCATCACCTTGGCGTCCGATATGGCGCACTGATTAAAGCCAGCGGCACCGCGCCGATGCTGACCGACGCGGCCCGCAGCATCACCAAGGGCTACGTGGAATTTTCCACCGTAAAAAAGCATGCTTTTTTAGCTGACATAGGTGCGACGGCTGAAGCCACGTTCGCCATGCTGCCGGGATCGCTGACGCAGGGTGACCGTAGAGACTTTGCGCGGGGCGTAGGCGCGTCAATGGGGTTGTCCCAAGGTATTGAAGTCAGCAAGGCCAAGAACCCGCTGGTGCTGCCGACAGGGCGCGACCACCCCGGTCAGACCGCAGCAGACTTGATGCGCGAGAACCTAGCGCCGCAGCGATTTCTGATTAACAAATACTTGGTCGATCATGGCTGCATCATTCTTGCCGGTAAGCCTAAGATCGGTAAAGGCTGGATCATTCTCGAAATGGGATTGAGCATCGCTGAAGGCGGCAAGTTCTGGTTCGAAGATTGTGACCAAGCTGAAGTGCTGATGTACATGCTTGAGGACGGTCCCCGGCGGCTCAAGAACCGACTGACCATCCTGCGCCCGGATGGGTTCAACCACTTCGACAAGATACGATTTCGCTACTCAAAGGACGGTCCGTTCGATGTTAACTCCAACGGCACCGGCACGTTGCTGGATGATATCAGGAAGCATTTGATATCCTATCCGGCTATCCGGTTCGTTGTAGTTGACGTGCTACAGCGCGTGCGTGGTACCATTGAACGAAGCGATAACGCTTATCAGGTTGACTACAAAATCGTTGGCGCAATTCAGAAGCTGGCTGCTGAACTGAACGTGTTGATTATCGTTGTGCATCACACTAAAAAGGGTAAAGTGGATGACGCTATCGACAGCATCAACGGTTCGTATGGCGTGATTGGCGCAGCAGATGGTGGTATCATTATCGGTAAGAGTGGCGACGTGATAATGGTCGAAAGCCGAATGCGCGACATTCCAGAGTTTGATTTCGAAATGGTCAAAGAGGACAATGGACCAATGTGGAAGCCTGCCATTACCGGGCATGAACTGTCTGCACCGAACGAAGGCACCAAAGCGCAGTCCGTGCTGATGGCATTGCATGCCGGTGCCTGCGCGTTGACTGCCGGTGACCTTGCCAAGCGCACAGGCATCACGGAAAAGAACGTGGCGACTTATCTTGGCCGGTTGATGAAGAACGATCAGGTTACCAAGCCGTCGCGTGGTTTCTACGTGGCTGTAGGTTTGCCGTACCGCGAGCGCATCAAAGGCGTGATCGACGTGCTGAAGCGCTGTCCGAAAATCCGCGCCACCAACGAAGTCAAGGCGCAATACGCTCCTAATAGCGCACCACCTGAAGCGACTTACATGATATTGACTGAAGTAGCGATTAGGGAAATTGAGGGTAGCTTTGTCAACGGCAAGGATGCGTTAATGAGCCTGAAGCATCGCAGCCTTGCATCGTTTAATTCTGATACCGTATGGTTGATTGGCGACGATTGGGAAGAAACACCGCGCCAAGCACAGCCTAACCCGTTTTCATTCCGCATGCCTTGGGAGGTTTCGTGATGGCACAGCCAATTGATATCGGAACTTGTTCAGACTGCATGTTCTTTTCGAAACCAGATACGACATGCCGCTTGAACCCGCCAATGAGAATATCAGATGACTATTCAGGATGGCCTGACGTAAAAGAAAACGACTGGTGTGGACAATGGCGACAACTTAAAGAGGCTGTTCCAAATGAAGCTGACAATACCTAAAATTCTGGCAGGCGGCGTTGCGTTGTTTACTTTGATGTTCGTGTTTGCGTTGACGCGCATTGAAACACCGGAAACGCGCCAGACCGCAATGATGTACGAAGTCAAGGACGCAATCTCATTCATTGCTGACAAGGTTGAGGTGTCCGAAGAAACCAAAATTTGGGCGCTCAAGCGGGGCTATAAAATAGCGAGCGATGAAAATCCGGCAATGGAAAGCATCGTAGTAAAAACTGAACGCATCATTCCAGATGATACAGTTATCGAGTGGACCGAAAAGAATGCGCTGGATGCGAGTGCAGACGTTCCTGAACTAAAAACTAAAGCAGATGACGTTTGCACCCGTCATCACTTGCGCAAGGTCACCAGTCGCGACGGACAGTCTTGGCGCTGTAAGCGATAGGATTAGCGAACACTTTCTTGGTGTGCTCTTGGCACCATGACGTACCAAGTATAGTAGGATGACCGCAGTACGTATACGGCGGATAGGTTGCCACCCCTTCCAAGATAAATTTGCAGTCACCTTCGCGTAGCTGGTGGATCGTCAGCGCAAAGCCTGCCTTGCGCGGTTCAATCTTCGGCGCGATTGGCGCATCAACATTCTTGTTGGTTTTCTTAATCTTCACCTTGACCGGTCGCGGTCCCAACCGCAATCTACGCGCCATGCCGATGCAGCTATTCTTGGTGAACGCTACCTCAAAACATTTGGTCATGTGCTTTGCTATTTCAGTGTAGCCGATGTTTTTTGGGTCATGCACAAGGTCCATCAGCATACTTTTCATTTCCGGGGTCCAAACAATTCCTTGGGTCACGTTGACTTTCCTTTTCCGATAGCGTATGCGATAACTACTAACCATGAGGCATCACAGTGTCAATCACCGATATCATTTATACAATTGCTGAGTACAACGGCGTCTACGAAGTGCTAAAAGTTGACGGTACCATGAATTACGTTGTCGTTCAGACCAACATCTACACCAGAGAGAAGGCAATCGAAGCATGCAGGACGTGGCAACAGAGACAGACAGACAACTACCGGACAAGCCAGAGTACGATTTCACCAAGCTAGCCGAAACACTTGGCGAAGCTTTGTTGAAAGCATCCGCAGATAATGTGGTAGAGGCTGACAATCTGCATGAGCGAACTAAAGTGCTGGTTGAGGGTATTCGTGACCAAGTTCGCGAACAGGAAAAACTGGTAACCGACATGTATGATCGCCTGCGCATGTTTGGCGAAACTGTTCTTGAGGCTCACAAGAAATTCGTCAACGGCGGGTATTCGTGAAGTATCCTTGGGAGTTCAATTACCAAGATTTTATGGACACCCATGTTCGTGTCAGTGTCAGCATCAATGGCGAGAAAAAAGGAACGTTCGCCGTACTTGATGATGGCACTGACATGAACGTTCAGACTATAATGCCGGATGGGACACCTCTTGTTTTCAAGGTGGAGGGGCACCCCCGGACTACAGATAAAATGCTGACGTTGGTTGAATTGGTAGATTATGTGTTGACAGACTATAAGCGATAGCGTAATCTTAAACCATGAAACATTCAATGATCCTCCGAAACCATCAAGACCAGTGCATTCACACCCTCAATGCATATGCGGGTAAGTATGCCGTGGCCGAAGTATCGGTCGCTGGCGGCAAGTCACTTATCCTTGGATGCCTTGCCGGTTACAACACCACCGGGCGAACGCTGATCCTCGCGCACAACAAAGAACTGGTCACACAGAACGCCGACGCCTGCCGACAGGTGGGCATCAAGCCGGGCATCTGTTCAGCCTCTATCGGCAAGAGCGTGTTTTCAAAAGTTACAGTTGGTACCGTGCAAACTGTTGTGCGCCGAACCAAGTGGTTTCAGGACGTGACGCTGATCCTCGTTGACGAAGTTCACCGAACCCCTGTAAACAAAACCTCAAGCTACCGAAAAGTTTTCGAAGCTATTCCGAAAGCCAAGGTGCGCGGGTTAACTGGCACACCCTTTCGTGCCGATGGGACCGGAAGTCTCGAAAAGACCTTTGGTCCCATTATTTTCAAATACTCGTTTCTGGATGCGTTGCAGGACGGCTACGTCAAACCGCTGATCCCGGCGCACACCGATGGCAAAGCCGAAATCGACGTTGATGGCTTGAAGGTTGTTGGCGAAGATTATGACCTTGAAGAACAGGCATCCCGCGCCATTGCACTGTCGCCAATTCACACCAAGGCCATTGTGCAGACGATGGAGCGCCAGCGACGTAAACAGGTGCTGGTGTTCGCCTGCAACATCGCACACGCTGACGTGCTGGAAGAAAAGCTGAACAAGCTTGGCGTCGAAGCCGCTGCGGTTCACAGTCACTCGCCCAAGGGCAAGCGTGACAAGATGGTGAACCGGTTCAAGGCACGCGAATTGCCAATCCTGATTTCGGTCGCGATGTTTGATACCGGGTTCAACGCCGTTGACATTGACATGCTGGCTTATTGCCGCGCCACCAAGTCGCCGCTGTTCTTCGCACAGTCACTAGGGCGTGGTGCTCGCATTACGCCGCACGCGCAGAACTGTGCCGTGCTGGACTTCGGCGGCAACGTCGCTCGCCATGGTTCATTGGATCAGATCGCAGCCGCACCCGGCGCAATACTGGTTTGCGACGATTGCAACACCAGTTGGGAGACTTGGGAACATGGACGGACATGCCCGAATTGTGAGCGAGTTCACAAGACAGCTACAAAATGTAAAGGTTGCGAAGAACGATTTGACCAGCATCACCACGGCGCTGTCTGCCCTCATTGCGGCTTGCGACAAACCTCAGTTAAAGCATGTGCAGCTTGCAACGGAATATACGCAACTTGGTTGCATCCGACTTGTCCTCACTGTGGATACGACAACACCAGCACACAAAAGCCCGGCAAAGACCTAAGCGAAACCGGCGCTACGCATGAACTAATCAACATCACCGATATTCTCAAAGCTGAACCGTGGCAGGAAGTCTACGAAAAACCGTTCATGAACGGCGACGGTGACTGGCACATTCCGACGAAATACGCGACAGTGAAATGGCCCTATGAACTTTTACCTCGCGATATCGCTAGCGTATACTTGCTAAAGGCATCGAACGGTCGTATAACAATAAAAGGTTGGTATGACAGGGCTGGCAAGGTCCATCAGGTATGAGTGCCCTTAGCGTAACTGTAGACGAACTGGAAACTGCCGAACTTGACTATCGAGTTGAGCGCGGCGGCAAGCACTACAAAGTTAAAGTACGTGGTTTACCACTGATCGTTTGCAGCGTTACATCATCAGACCATCGCAGCGAGTTACAAGCCCGTTCATTGGTGCGACGGTTAATCAGACAAAACGGGTTGGAGACATAGAATGAAGATCACTGTTGAATTTGAGACTTGGGATGAAATGGAAGCATTCCGCACCAGCGGCAAGTCAACCCGCCGGAAGAAAGGTGACGAACCGGAAATGACGGTGGAGGAAGTGACCGCCGCCGTTGCTGCTAACACGCCGCCGCAGGCGCAGCCGCAATTCACGCCGCCGCCGGTCGCTGTGCAGCCGCCCGCTGGCTTCCCCGGCGCTAACGGCATTACGCCGCCGCCTTCTCAAGTCCATCCGCTGGTCACGGCAATCGTCGCACGGATCGACGGTGCTATCCAAACCGGTCAGTCCACCGACGCTATCGCAATCTGGTTCCGTCAGCAGATTGGACCGGAAGCCGCCAACGCTACGCTTGACCAGATCAAGCAAATCTTCGTTCCGCGCATGAGCGAAGCGCAGTTGAAGCAGCTTGCGCCGCAGCTTGGCATTCAGGGTTAATGGTTAGGGGCTTTTGGTCATGGGTAAATGGAACAGAAGCCCCTTGCCGCCCGGTGAGGATGACCGCATAGAAACGCAAGTCACTAAAATTCACAGCGCCCTTAAAGAAGGTCCAAAGACCAACAAGCATCTGTCCCACATTGCGTTGGATTACTCGCGGCCTATTCGAGAGTTGCGAAACAAGGGCCAGATTATTGATTGCGAACGGATCAAAGAGGGGTTGTTTCGCTACACGTTGATAGACAAGCAAGAACCGGAATGGATACAGGGTGGCGAAGTAACGCTTCCTGATGGGACATACTTCAGATTTGCAATCAAGGTTAATGCCAAGGACCGGGGACAGGCTCGCAATCGCGCTCAACATCTGTTTGCAAAAGTCAAACTTCTGATGACTGTGCCTATTAACCCGTGGCTATCACCTGAAGAAGCTGATGACTTACTGCTTAAAATACAAAGCCAGCTAGATAAAGACGAGGACCAATGAACGGACACGCAATCTATGCCCCATCATCTGCCGCACGCTGGCTGGCGTGTCCGCCGTCTGCCAAGCTATCGCAAAACATTCCTCAACGACCAAACCCTGCTGCACTGGAGGGTACCCGTGTGCATGGGGTGGTGGAACGCGCCCTACGATTTGGAGAAATACCGCCGCCCCCGGCACCGTGGGTTGAACTCAAGAACATGCCGGATGCAGCGGTAGCGACCTACATCATTGACTACGTTCAGCAGCTAGGTGCCGGTCACATCTTCATCGAAGAACGTGTGTTCCTGACCAAAGGTTGTTGGGGTCAACTCGACTTCGGTCACGTCGCACAGAAGATGATTACCGTGGTCGATTATAAAAACGGTAGTTGGGATGTTGAAGCAAAAGACAACAAACAGATGTTGACTTACGCTGCGACGTTTTTGGACCAATACAAAGATGTTGACTGGTTCAGGCTTGTCATCTTCCAGCCGAATAGCTGGATGAACAAAATCAACCCAGAACAGCAAGACGGCTTCAAGCAGCACATCCACAGTCGCGCAGAAGTCGAAGCCCACAAGCAACTCTGTTTAAGCGCCATTGCGTATGAAGGTCCACCAATACCCGGACCGCAGTGCCGCTGGTGTCCTGCATTCTCGCAATGCCCTGCCATGTCGCAGGACGCTAATTTTCTGATGGGTGCTATTTCACGCAACCCTGAAAGCATGCTGCCGGTTGAACTGCTGCGCATGCTGCGGATCATTCGCGCCGTTGGCGACATGAAAGAAATGCTGGAAAGAGAACTAACAGACCGGATGAAAGCCGGTGCAACCGTTGACGGTGCTGATCTTAAACCCATGCGCAAATGGGTGGCTTGGAATGATGAACGTCAAGCTGCTGAAAAGCTATGGGCGCTTGCGGGTTCGAAGGGTGTTAAGCCGGTTACCCCGGCGGCGGCGAAGAAACTTTCGAACGAAGCTGCGCAATATGTTGAGGTGGCTTCGCATAAGCCGGAAGCCGAATTGAAGGCGAGCTACTAACATGAACCTACAACAGTCGGTAAAAAATACGTGGGAACTTTTACGGAAGATGATTACCACGTTGCCAGCGTGGGAAGATGCTACCGAAGAACAGCGCAAATTGGCGGCTGCATTCTATGCGGCAGGATTTCACGCCGCTGGCGGAAGTGCCAAGTTGGATAGTGTGGGGAAGCCATCCTAAAAATTTTTGGGGAAAAAATTTATCAAAACCTATTGACCATGCTGCCAGACTATGCAATAGCGTTATCGCTGAACTTTGAACCCTTGAACGGAGAACCATCATGGCGCAACGTGTTTACAAGCAGGCTACCATTTTCAACGCTCGCATGCTTGGCATGCGCAATCTCTGGGAACCTTCCCGTGAGTACATGGGCAAGCCGACCGAAAAACCTAACTATCTAGTCACTGTCATCATCCCCAAGACCCGCGCGAACTGGTTCGAAGAACCGGTGCTTGGTGACTACACCAAGGCCGCCCAAGAACTGTATACGGCGGCAATGTCCCACACCCCGTTCCCGCAGATTGGCTGGCCGGTCAAGGATGGTGACATTACCGATCCCGGCAGAGCACAGGCCGAATGGCGCAAGGGCATGTGGGTGCTGACTGGATCGTCTACGTCACCGATCACGGTCACCATCAATCAGAACGGTGTGCCGGTGCCCCTGATGAACCGTGCCCAAGTCAAGCCCGGCGACTACGTGGCTATCGGCATTGCGCTGGCGGTCAACAGCAACAATCCCCGTGCTGTAAAGTGCTACTGCAACAACGTCATGTTCATGGCACCGGGCGAGGAAATCGCTATCGGCAATTCGGTCAGTGCTGCTGAACTGATGGAACAGGCCAAGGCACAGGGTCTGAACGTGACCGGCTACGGTGGCGGTGGTGCGCCGCAGCAGGGTTTTGGCGGTCCCCCGGCGCAGTCCCCGGCGGCGGGCTTCCCCGGCTTCGGGCAGACCACGGTGTTGCCGCCTAGCCAGATGGGCTTCGCGCCGCCGCCTGTGCAGCCCCCGGCACAGCAGGGTGGGTTCGCTAGCCCGCCCAACTTTGCCGCGCCACAGGGCTTCCCGTCGCGTCAGTGATGCGTCCCGGCGGGATGACCCGGACCCCGGAAGGTGCCTGCCTGCCCTTCCGGGGTTTTTTGTGAGGTGACCATGTTCCACACAGCAACCAGACTATCGTCCCTTTTCACGCTCATAACGCAGTACGGCAGACCTACCCGCTACATGGTCCGCTACGGCAGACCAAGCTGGCCTTCTCACAGCGAATGGCTGGTGCCTGATGCTTTACGTTGACCTTGAAACCCGGTCGCGAGCGGACCTAGAGGCAGTCGGTGCCCGACGCTACGCGGCGGACCCTTCCACCCAGATCACCACAGCGGTATGGCATTTTCGCGGTACCATGAAAACTGCCTGCCCGATCCACCCTCACTTGGGTAGCCACCCTATCAGCCAGCTTTATGCAGACTTGCATGCGTGCGACCGGATCGTGGCCCACCACGCCGCGTTCGATATCAGCATTTTAATCGGACAAAATCCCTTCCTGAATAGTTGTCCGGTTTCCAAGGTGTCCTGCACCATGGCGCGAGCACAGTCGCTATCGCTACCGGGTAAGCTGGAAAGCCTATGCACGGCATTGAACTTACCCGGCAAGGATAAGCGTGGCCGGGCGCTGATGATGGCAACATGCAAGCCGACGCGCGACGGCACCTTCGATGAAGATGTGATGAAGTTCTACGGGCTGCTTCAGTACAACGTGCAGGATGTAAACTGCCTGATGACTGTAGACAAACTGCTGCCAGAACTAGGGCCGGAAGAACGGATCATATTCGAACGGTCATGGCGCAAGAACGATATCGGGTTGCCGATTGACCTTCAGCTTGCGTCCGCCATCGCAGCCCGCCGTACTGAAATTGAAATGGAAGCGTCTACGCAGTTACGCGAACTCACCGACAACGTGGTGACCGCCGTGACCCAACGCCAGCGCATTCTTCAGTGGGCTAACAGAGTAATGGCGGCAGATTTCAGTAAATCATTTATTCCGCTACAAAGTACCAAGAAACACGAAGTCGCTGAAGCATTAGAGAACCCTGACTTACATCCAGACGTTCGCATAGTGTTGGAGATTGTGCAGGAAAGTGGTGGGTCTGCACCGACGAAAGCGCAGGCACTTCTGAACCGGCATGTGAATGGCTGGTACAAGGACGCTACAAGATACTATGGTGCTCGCTCCGGTCGCGGCACATCCGAAGGCGCGAACATGTTCAACATCGCGCGACCATCTGGTAAGTATGATGCTGATGAAGTGATAGCGGGGCTGAAGGCAGGGTTCAGATATGACAATACTGCACTCACAGATGCGCTACGCGGATGCATTGTTGCGCCGAACGGGTACGCGATTGTTGATAACGACTTGTCCAACGCAGAGTTACGTCTGGCCTTGTGGCAGTCCGGTGACAGTGAACGTCTTGCCATCATATCCAGACCCGGTAGTGATATTTACATGCACAACGCTATTACCATGTGGCATCTGCCCCAGAGCGCCACAAGGGAAACCCACCCCAAGGAAAGATACAACGGCAAAACCATCACGCTAGGTGGCAACTACCAGCTTGGTTGGAAAACCTACAAGGCGCACATGCGCCGCATGGGAATGTCTGTCACTGACATAGTAGCGCAAGACACCATCAGGGATTATCGCAAAGCGAACCCGCTGCTGGTCAAGCTGTGGAATAGTTTGAAAGAAGCATGGACCAACTGCTTCTATGAACTACCGGGCCGGGTGTTCTACGCTGGCAAGTTTGCTTTGACAAAAGACGGCACCACGATTTGGATGACGCTTCCAAGCGGTCGCAGCATCCCACACTATTCTGTATTCGTTGGTGAGGATGGCAACATGGGTTTCTTCCGCGCAAAGTTTGGCGCGATGCTGCCACAGAAAGTATTCGGTGGCAGTCTGTTGGAGATATCCTGTCAGTCCATGACGCGCGATATCATTACCGCTTGCGAGTACGATATCGAAAAAGAACTTCCCGATATCACTTTACTTCTTGATGTATACGATAGTATTGTGGCGATTGCCCCAATTGAAGTTGCCAAGCAACGGGAAGAACAGATGCGTGCGATCATGCGCCGCCCCCGGTCTTGGACTGAGGGATTACCGCTTGACGCAGAAGGCTATAGTGCTGAAAGAATGAGGAAGTAAAAATGGAAACTGAAATGGCTACTGCTACTAAGAAGAAGTTGATTGCTAAACGTCCCAACGGTCGTCCGCTGATGTACCCGGACAAGACCATTGTTCGCATGCCCAAAGGTTTTTTGGACCGCGTTAACAAGGCGTTGAAAATTGGTGAGTATCAAGGCGACTTCATGCGCGTTGCAGTTGAAAGAGAACTGCGGGCAAGGCGCAAGTAAGTTAGTTGACGATCAAAGAAGCGCCGGGAATGAATGCTGCGATGCCTTTGAAGATATTACCCAAGGCAGAACCGAACGCATTACTCTGACCAGCAGCAGCAGTTGCTTGAGTTGAAGCTAGACTGCCAAGAGCACGGGCACCTTGCGCAAAGGTGCCTGCTGCGGCGACACCCGCCTGCAACCCCATGGCTTCCTGACCGTACAGGTTTTGGTAGGAGGTTTCGCGCTGCTGGAAGTCCTGTTGCTGTCCTTGCAGCGTAGCTTTGTAATGGTCCATCAAGTCCTGATTGGCGATGCCCATCTGCTGCGTGGTTTGAGCGCGGATGTTAGAACCTGACAACAAACCACCTCTGGAAGCCGCAGTGCTGTCCTGCACCGTTCGCGCGGTGTCCATAAGGTACTGCGCACCTTCTGATGTGTTGTAATTTTTTGCAAAATCTTCGAAGTCAACCGGGTTCGCACTAGCATTGATACGCGCGTTGCCGATGTTCTGGGAACCCGCCCCGGTACCCAATAGATTTTCAGCGACCGGTCCAAGGTAGCTTGCTCCGACAGCATTGTACGGCGTTACCTGTTGAACACCGGCCCATGTGTCCTGATTAACGTTGCTTACGCCGCCTTGTACAGCGTCACCAACGTTGGATGCTCCGAACAGGTTGCCTATAAGGCCGCCGATACCATCAGCTAATCCCATGGCGTTGACTTCCTAAAGTGTATACATTAAGATGGCTGAATATAGCAGAAGAAATCAGCATGACCAAACACAGAGTAAGAGGCAATCGAACCGTTGTTGTGTCGGCGCGAGTGAGCACCGCCATAGCCGCACGCCTTGATTGGCTAGTCAGGAACCATGATGCCGTCGAAGATCGCGCCGAAGGGGTTAAAGAAGCCGTTGAAACATGGGTCAAAGCCCGTGAAAAAGAAGCCGTCGCTCAAGGACTTTTCCCGCCAAATTTCTGAACACGAAGTACATCTGCATTGCTGGCAGTGGGTGAAGAACACTTACCCTGAACTGCTGATCTTCCATGTTCCGAATGGCGGCAATCGCAACATCGCGGAAGCACAGAAGTTTAAGCGCATGGGTGTGATGCCCGGCGTTGCTGACTTCCTGATGTTCACCCCTTATTGCGCCATCGCTATCGAATTAAAAGACGAAGGTGGCAAGCAGTCAGATGCACAGAAGCACTTTCAAACACGTTGGGAAGCGTTGGGTAACAGCTATCAAGTCGCGCGGTCGCTAACCCACTTCCAAGAAATCGTTGACAGCTACATATTGCCGCCAGTTGAGTGGCCTTGGTCATACAATCAGAACCCAAGCCCCTGAAACCTTGACATAGATATGCGATGCCGCTGTGTTAGCAAACCAATCACCATCAGCACCAAGACCGGCGGCGGGTGTAGTAGTCCCGTTTCGTATTTGTGCTCTGCTGGCTAGCGTGCTGATGGAACTGGTATTGCTAGCGATGTTCGCTGTATTTGTAGCTATGGCTGTCGTATTCGCAGTTATACTTGCAGTATGGGATGCAATCTGACTTGTGTGTGTTGCTATCTGACTTGTGTGCGTTGCTATCTGTGACGTATGAACACCAATGTCGCTTGTGTTGTCAGCAACGTCAACGATAAGACTTGAAATCTGAATTGAATGTGTGGCTACAGTCGAAAGTAAAGTGTCGTACCCCGGTATCGTATCGGGCGCGATGCCGCCGCCTTCCTGAATGAATGACGTTAGATCGTGAAGCCACCGGTTAAACACCGGATCGTTTTGAGCGATGGGTGGCGGTGGCGGCACTCTCTTGATAGGAACAGCCATCATGACCTTCATATGTGCGTGCGGCGAACCAGAAACTAGCGGGGTACCATGCAGACTTGGAGCAACCCATACAACGAGGGTGATGCAGTTGTTTCAGACACCGACAAAGACAGAGGCATTGTCGTTTCCGTGGAGCGAGACACCGTTAACGTCCAATGGTCCAGCAACAACTTTTCCGTGGTCTACCCCTGTCACACAGACCGACTAAGAAAAGCCTACCCATGGGAACACTAGGCGACCGTGAGTTTGCCCGCAAGTTCATAAACGACAACTGCATTGCCAGAGTACCTGAAGGCAGCAAAGAACTTCCTTCCTACAAGAACCAAGGCAGCGGGTACTACCGGTGGCAGTTCTATCTAAGGGCTGCGCTGTTCAATCCTAAAATCCTGAACATCGTTGTTCAGGATTTTTTATTAAAGTACGAAGCACCGATCAAAGCTGGCGTTGTTCAGCTATGCGGTGTCGAAAGCGCATCAACTCCATTGCTGACCAGCATTGCGATTGCTTGCTACAATCGCGGCCATAGCGTAAATGTCTTTTCAATCAGGAAAGAACAAAAGCCTTACGGCAAAAGAAACTGGATTGAAGGGAAAGTTCAAGACAACAAGATAGCCATGCTGGTTGATGATCTTACTTCAACGTCACACAAGACTGCCATCCATGGTGCTTCAGTATTACACAACCATGCGATCCCGATTGCGGACCACATGTACGCCATGGTTTTCAAGTCGCACAAGCCGGAAGATAACAATATCAAACTGCTAGGCCGCAACGTGACTGTCAGCTTCACGTTCAGTCTGAACGATTTTGATTTGTATCTTAAACCTACGTATCCTTGGGAACGTTAGGCACCCTCGCTGACTTGTATAAAAAATTCATCTATTTCAAATGGCGCTTTTGCGCCTTGGTAGCTCAGTCTGAACTGCCTGCGCCGCGTAGTACCCAACGCCCTCGCGATAGCGCGACGAATGCCGGGTTCAGGCCACAAGATTGTGCGAAGTCCCCTCCAAGTAGCTTGACGATCTTCTGACCACTCAAGCGTAAACGGTCCAGCGTCCGGTCCCATGTAGCTAGTAACATCAATCTGGTTGGTAACGTGCCGGGCTTCCTGCGTACCAATCCACATGGTAATGATAGAACGCTGCATCTGCCCCGCTGGTTCGCTAGCTGTGGATAGGTCCAATGTACAGACCTCACCGGTATCAAGACCGACGTAACAGGTGCCACCATCATGTTCCACAGCACATCGACTGGCGTGATCCAGCCTGCCTAAAGTCTGGCGGTAGACCCAAGTCATTGTCGAAATGGCTAGCTCAACTGACCATGAACCTTCCAAGGTCAGCATGTAAAATTCGTCACCCCCTTGAGCGTACATATATGCTGTCAGGTTTTGAAGATTGATTTGCTGCAACAGCATATCAATCCAGCCCGGTGATATCGGTTGTGCCGACTGCCCTCTACCCATCCATACGCGACGGTCTGTCCCCACCCATACTGCCATGCCATGCATACTGGCGAGTGTGCGACGTGCTGCCAGTCCAACTTCAATCAGGGAGTTGGTGAACGGGGTAAAAGCAAAGTCAGTGCTGCCACCTTGATCGTACCACATTTCAACTGACCGGGTGCCGAACGGCCAGAACGTGCGACTGAGCGTCACTACATCAAGTATGCCGTCTGCCCTTGCTTCAGCTACGGCGAATGCCAGCGCATCAACAGTAGCTGGTGCAAGCGGGTTGGACGTATACATTTTGTCGGACTGATTGGCGTAAAGATTGGTAGCACCGGCCCATACCGTGTAGTTATCCAGTACGCATACTGACGAAGGATCGAAGTTAATGGTTGTTCCGAAGTTAGCGTTAACAACGCCGCCACCAACTGTTGCTGTGTAACCGGTACCGTTGGAAGCAATTGCTAGTGCCGTGCGATCTTCCGCCATCCTGATGACTGGCGGGCTTCCAACAGTCACTGTGCCCGCGTAGGCAGGCGCACCAGTTTCCACGCCATGGTAGATAGTGCCATCTGCGTGACCGGACCATATCGTGCCGACTGCGTGGCACAATACAATGCAAGGGGATGCGGTTGGTTTGCAAACTTGTGTCAGGCCGGGAGAACCTACGAGGCGCGTTCGCGCTATCTTTGCTTCTTCCTGTTTACGTACAACGACACGGCAATTCAGCAGCCTTGATGCACCTTGATCCTGATTAAGTGGGTCAGCGAAAGAACCGAAGATATCGAGTGCTGGCATTTCATGACCTCACGAACCGAAGCCACTGCTGTCCTTTAGCCCAATCACGCCAGCGACGGTCTACTGCTTCACTGTCAGATAGCACGGCAACGATTGCCTGTGGGTTGCGTCCATAGGTACCGTGGATACGGCGGCCTAGCATCAACGTTACATCGTGGATGCCTTCAGGTGGCAAGCCTACTGTATCACTGCCGTCTGCGGCTGTTAGTGCGCCGATACGTCCACCATATTCGATCAAGCATACAGTAGAAGAACGCGGCGGTTGCCACGCAGTAACGAGAATAGAGCCATCTATCTGTCGCTCTTGGTGCCACTTGGTAATGATCCCCGGATAGGTAGTGCGTACCACATCAGCGATGGGTGCCTGCCGTGTCTCGCGGTTCACTGTAGGACTAATGTCGTTGCACCAGATAGACCGTATAGCTACGGCATCGACGTTTACCAGTTTGCCTGTGCCAACCAGAAACGAGTAGATGGTACCTTGCACACCGGGCGGCACCGTCACGTTCACACGTCGCATCAGATACTGCGAAGCACCATCAACGTGCTCACTGCGAAGCATGTCGTTCAGCACTACTACGTTGTTGGCTATGTCAACGGCTGTCGGATGTTCTGTCTGGTCAATGATACCAAACAGTTTCAAGGTATTTTCTATGACGGTGGCAGCGGTTGTCATTTAGGTTTCCCAAGGAAACTTGAACACTTCCGGCGGCTCTACGGTGCGTACTGAATTGGATGGAACGAAGGTGCCGTCATAAGCCTGCACGTCAATGTACTGCACCGTAGCACGGTCCTGATTTTGATTAAGCGTTCTCTGGTAGTCAACAAAGCTGGCAGTGCCGCGACTGGTCTGGTTCATCTTCATGAAAGCAGCCACCCGCACGTTATCGCTAGGTGCCATCTTCATTGGGGCTGTCGCCCAAACATCATCCGCTACACCCCAACGGACCGGTAGTGGTTCTGGCGGTGGTTCAATAGAACGGTCTGGTGATACTTGGAAGTCATAGACTTCAGGCCATGGGTCAAGGCATGGCTTGACCGGCCTTCCGCTTGATGAAGTGCAAACCAACAGCCCGGTCAGACGTTCGCGAGCAAGGGTGTTGTAGCGCACCCGTGCGCCACAACGGCTACAGGCACCCCAAGTCTCGAAACGTCCAAACGGCGACTGCGTTGCATGCAACTAGGTTGCTCCGGGGGACATGTAGACGGAGCGCCAATCAATGATCGACGCAGAGCACCTGAACCAGATCGCAATCAGCGAAGCCTGATTGGACCAGTTGCTGTCCTCGCGTGTCTCAAGACCGGAGCGTTCCCAGAAAGTGAAGCCTTCGCCATTGTCCATGTTCTGGACGCTGGTCTGAATGAAGTAGTCGTCTTTCGAAACGAGGTACGGCGTTTCGATTACTTCCGGCAAAGCACCGGTCGCACGAAGCACGTTGATGTTGTTGGTTGAAGCGTTCCACTGCAACGGCGAACCAAGGATACGCCGGGTTTCCGGTCCACTTTCAGGAGACAGGATAACAGACTTCGGCAGTACGTTAATCAGGAAGCCCCTGCCATTGCGGGTGTAGCCGATCTGGATCACGGCATTTTCGAAAGCGAGTTCGCTGACGTTAGCGGATGTTAGAAGAT